GTTACATATACGTTTGTACAGGCTCATATGATGGATCAACAGTTATTTGGAAACGTGCCGCAATTAGTGCATACTAGGAATTATTATGACATATATGAATAAACAAGAATTTCAAAAGTTACAAGAAAAAAGTAGCATTAACGGCAATAACCTAAGGGAAAGGGATTAGACAATGAACAAAGATCAATTTAAAAATCTACAAGCAAAACTAGAGAGCATCTGGAACGAAGATAGTTTTATCGTCAATGATGCCCCAAGACAAGCGCCTGCAGGAACAGCAGGTCAGCCTGGCTCAAAGGGTCCTAAAGATATGGTTGCTAGAGATGCTAGAAATCTGTCACCGGAGCGGAGAAAGAGGGACGCCTGGCGCATTTCCCAGGACCTGGCGAAGCTACGAGCTTCGGGAATCCCGAAGCTACGTGCTGAGAAAGTAAAAAAAGAACAAGCAACAGTCTCTGAAGCAACACAAGGCCCAGGAGTAGATGCAGTAATGGAACTTATAGACATGGGCGTTAGCAAAGAAGACTTGTTTGATCAAATGATGCGTGATCACAGTGATGACGAGCTCTTGTCATTTGCAGACGATTACCGTCGTATGAATGACTTCCCTGGAATGGAAGACTAGGAACTAAGATGAACACACCACAGGAATTTAGAAAACTAATTGAATCTATAGAAGTCCAGGAAGCAGCAGACGGTCCTAAAGAGCAACTCATGGACATCATGGAACAACTACGCCAACTATCCGCCGAGGCTGCTGGTATTATGGCAGAGCACTTCCCCCAAGCTCATCAGCAAGGCGATGCATACGGTGCATTTAATTTTGGTAGCAGTAACAACCAGTATGACACTTCATTTGAAAGCATTTTAAATTCTTTAGACGATGAGAGTGATAGCAATTTTGAAGATGCTGCTAATGAATTAGATAGTCTAATTAGAAGCGGCATGGATGATGAACAGGCCCTTCAGAAAGTTGCCAGTGAATATGATGTTCCTATTGAAGAACTAGAAGATTACATGGGTAGATAAGAAACATATTGCATTAAAAGACTCCTGCTAGTATAATATAAACATATTGCAGGAGTTTTTTTATGACACAAATTGATCTAAACAAATACAAAGAGTTTGTAGATGCTGTAACAAGCAAAGAGAGTAAAGCAAATAATGAATATATTATGCGGTGGACTACACTTGTAAACCAACGCAATGCTAACCTACCCCGAATGTTAACAGCATGCCTAGGCCTTAGTGCAGAAGCAGGCGAGTTTACTGAAATTGTTAAAAAAATTGTATTCCAAGGCAAACCAATGGATGATGACAATATTTTCCATATGAAGCGTGAGCTTGGCGATGTTATGTGGTACTGGATGCAGGCTTGTATGGCATTGGATCTAGATCCTAATGATGTTATTGCAGAGAATGTAAATAAGTTACAAGCAAGATATCCAGACGGAGAGTTTGATCCATACTACAGTGAGAATAGACAGGAAGGCGATCTTTAAATGCATCCATTAGCACCAGACTTTGATGACATGCCAGACGAAAAACTAAACGAAAAGATAAAAAATCTTAACTCTAAGATGGTGTCTGCATATAGATCTGGGTCTCAAGCTGTTGGGCAAATGCGTATGCTAATGGACGATTACCAAGAAGAAAGACGACGTCGCGACAAGGAGTCTTTAGACAAATTAATGGAACAGAGTAAGGAAGATGGAAATGATTGGGACGATATTATCGATATCGGGTAACACATTATGATCGAAGTAGCAAATGATAATGTTATTCAAGCCCGTGAATTTTGGAATGCAAAGGTTAACAAGATTATTCAGAACTTCGAATATGGTCGAATTACCATGGAAGGTATGGTAGATGAATTGGCCCTGATGGGTTATGAAAAAGAGCAGGTATGGTCTCTTATTAGTGAAGATGAGGATTATTAATGATTACTATTAAGCATAAATTTTTAGCTAGCGTTGTTATTGAAGGGCAAATTTTGCCAAATAGTTGGGATATGAATCTTAATTTAATTCCCAACGAGTCTATACATAATCATCATGATATTGCAATTGCTACTGATAGAGTAAACGTGTGGATTGAAAGCATGCTTGACAACAGTATGCTTGTAGGGCCACAGGATATGTTAACACTTAAAGAAATGTCCATGCATCCTTTTGCTATTGGTGTTCATCCACTGCCTGACGAGCCGTATGATAGGATATTATCAATTTGCTTATACACTAAAATTAGTAGTATAATGGAGAATAAGATGTTTGTAGATAGCATCTGGCTTGAGAGTTACCAGAGTGAAGGAATTAGTCACACATATTGCTCTGATGACGGTGATACAGCATTGTTAAAAAATCTAGCAGTGCCAGGACAAGAAGAATTTGCTGAGTATTGGTACAGGAAAGATCCAGTGTTCTTCAGAGTAGACAATGAAGGTGTTACTCTTACTGAGCAAAGTTGGAAAGACCTTGGATTATCATTTGATGCTGCTAATACGTCGGATGGAAAGGTAGTGCCAATTACAAAAAGTAAATTTAAGCCAAGAATTATCCCTGGCGATAAAGGAGATGACAGCATTGCTTGAATATGATTTATACGGCAGACAAATTTACTCGCATGATGATGCAGTAAATGCCTTGTATATTAATCCAAATCTCGACCTAAGAAGTTTAGATATTAGAGATGTAGAACAATTTAATCGTGCTAGTGCGTTACTATACACTGGAACAAAATTGGAAAGCGCAGAAACACCAGAATGCACACCTGAAGAGTATCACAAGATGAATCAGCAAAATTGGCATATGCCGGTTGAGTATAAAGATATAGACATAGCAAAGTGGTGTTTAGACAGATGTGAAAGTGATGAACAAAGACAACGTGTAGGAACAGAGTTACTTATGTATCAGGAACGAGATCTATTTTCTCTACTACAGTTCCTATGTTACATGGTTGATAAAATGAGGGAACATAATATTGTATGGGGTGTAGGTAGAGGATCAAGTGTAGCAAGTTATGTGCTATACTTAATCGGCGTACACAAGATTGATAGTTTATATTATGATCTTGACGTAGCAGAATTTTTACGATAAATATAATATACGCATATTAAGGAGTATTTCAATGGCAAAACGGCCCAATAAGATATATCGAACAGCTGCAGGACAAACAGTTGATTTTGGCGCACTACTAAGTCAAAATGAAACAGTACCAGCAATTGGCAACATGAATGTTAATGCTAGAGGTGACGAGATCGCCCCCAGCGGAGACATTGTAAAAACCAGAGATCAAGTGATGAAAGAATACCATCAAATGAATACCATGGTTCCACAAGACGGCAGAATTCCAGAAAGTGCTGATGATAATTGGCAAGACTGGGAGCCAAAAGTAGAAAAAGAGCTAGTAAAAAATAACGCACCAGCTGTAGAAGATGTAGCTGAAGAGACAGTGGTTGCAGAAGAAGCACCAGTAAACGCTCAAGAAGAAGTGGTTGAAGAAGTTAAAGAAGAACCACGCCCAAGTGCTGGACTAGCAAGTGCAGTTGCCGCGGCAAAGACGGTAGGCTCGACAGTTAAGAAGCCAACTAAACCCAGTGAAGTATCAGGAGTAACCAGACTTTAAAATGCCAGTATCAAATACAAATATTACCGGAACAGTTAGCCCATTGCATGATGGTGTTCTTGTAAAAGAAATGAAATTCGATCAATTGACCACAAAGAGTGGCATAATTATTCCTGGTGATGATGGCATAGGCAGAGGCGTTCATCCACGCTGGGCAGAAGTAGTTGCCATCGGTCCAAAACAAGAAGATGTAACAATTAATCAGTGGATCTTGGTTGCACACGGACGATGGAGCCGTGGTTTTGAACTTAATGGAGAAACTTGTAGGACAGTTGATCCAAAAGATATTCTTATAGTTAGCGATGAGAAACCTTCTGATGATTTTATTGCTCCTAGTACTGGACATCAAAATGCGTGACATGCCACAAGCAGCAGATATACACACAACAATTGATATACTAAAACACAATGTGCATGAATTGCAGAGTCAGTTACAGGAGGCATATATTAAAATTTCTCAGTTAACAGACGAAAACGAGTCGTTAAGTTCTTTAGTACAACGGGATCAATTGTTGGACAAGTAAGTTATATGATTGAGGCAAAAGAATTCAATACTAGAACCGGCAATCTTATTATTCATTCGGAAGATAATATTATTGGACGAAGTATAGAAAACTATGGTGAGTATTGCTGGCCTGAAATAGAACTTATTAAAAGTCATATTGAACCCAATGATTTTATGATTGATGTTGGTGCAGGAGTTGGTACTCACAGTGTAGCACTCGGCCCACATTGTGGGAAAATTTTAGCAATTGAAGCAGATAACGAGAATTACGATCTACTTGTAAAAAATTTAGCCATTAATATGTGTAAAAATGTTACACCTAATCACATGGCACTGGGTTCAGAGTTTAAAAAGGTAGGCACTAACTTTAATTATTCCAAGACAATGATTACTGATAATGGTGATGTTATTATGACTGCTTTGGATAATATCCAAGGATTTCCAGCAGTTAATCTTATCAAAGTAAGTGTAAACGGCATGGAACTTCCTATACTAATGGGAGCAAAGAACACCATGTCTTACTTTAAATGTCAGGTGGTTGTAGACGTTAGCGATAAAGCAAGCAAACCATTTATAATTGACTATCTACGTGGACTCAGCTATAATGTATATGAGTTTAAATGTCCATTGTTTACAACAGCAAACCATAAAAGAAACTCCAAGAATTTATTCGGCAATGCTGCAAAAGATATTATTTTTGCAACATTTACAGAACCCAACTCCAGACTAACACAGGTATAATAATGAAAGAATTATGGACTGAAAAATAGTTTCTATGCATAAATATAGTTGTAAGGAGATTACAACTATGCCATATAATAAACCATTTGCTGAAGAAATAATAACAGAAGAACTTTGTGATTATGGATGCGGTCAAACTGCAAACTACATTTTTAGAAAAGGAAAACTTTGTTGTTCTAATCACCATAATAGTTGCCCAGCAAAACGCAAAGCATTTAGCGATTTAGACCACAGTGAAAGAACAACAAAAAGTCTAGAAACTAGAACTAGGCTAGGTATAACAAAAACTTCACAAATAAAAGCAGCAATCACCCGCAAAGAAAATGGACACTATGACAAACTTGCTGATACAATGCGTAAACATTGGGAAGAGCATCCTTGGAACAATATGCCAAAATGGGGAGTATATAAGGACACAGAAATCAAGTATCAGAGTAAGCCAGAATATAACTTTCTGCAAGAACTTGAAGATGAGCACGACTTAACCTGGGTTAGAGAAAATGTTAAAAGAGGCCCATGTTTTTATTATAACGATCCTACAAGCGGGAAAGAAAGATTGTATATAAGCGATTTCCAGATTGAAAATACTATATTTGAAGTTAAAGGAAACTATACTTGGAATAAACACGGTAAAGACAAAGGTTTGGAAGAAACAAATAAAGCAAAACTTGACAAAGTTAAAGAATCAAACTATAATGCTATATTAGTATTAGAAGGAAAAAGGTTAAAAATATGAAAGCACTCTGGACAGAGTTGTATAGACCTAGCACATTAACAGACTATGTGTTCCGCGATGATGCACAGCGTAAACAAGTACAAGGATGGGTAGACAGCGGAATGATTCCGCACTTACTTTTTAGTGGTGCTCCTGGTGTGGGTAAAACTACACTAGCAAAAATATTAGTCAACCTACTAAACATTAATGAATATGATGTGTTAGAGATCAATGCTAGTCGTGAGAACAGTGTTGATGCAGTTAGGGAGAAAATTACTAACTTTGTGGCAACGATGCCCTTTGGTGAATTTAAAGTAGTACTACTTGATGAGGCTGATTACATTAGTCCCAACGGGCAAGCGGCATTACGTGGTGTTATGGAAACATATGCAAGTACCGCACGTTTTATCCTAACATGTAACTATCCCAATAAAGTTATTCCAGCATTGCATAGTAGATGCCAGGGCTTCCACATTGAGAAAATTGACACCACAGAATTTACTGCAAGGGTAGCAACAGTATGTGTTACAGAAGGTGTTAACGTTGATATTGACACACTGGATAGTTATGTAAAAGCAACGTATCCTGATCTGCGTAAATGCATTAATTTAGTGCAAATGAACACAGTTGACGGCCAACTAGTAAAGCCACAGGAATCAGATAGTGCAACAGCAGACTATAGACTTGCTGTAGTAGACTTGTTTAAAGAAGGAAAGATACTGGATGCACGTAAACTATTATGCACCCAGGTACGTGCGGATGAGATGGACGAGTTGTTTCGTTGGATGTATGATAACTTAGAGCTGTGGAGTACTACACAAGAAGGACAGGATCAAGCAGTGCTAATTATTGCCAAAGGATTACGCAACATTCCCATGGTAGCAGATCAAGAAATCAATTTATCGGCGACATTGGTAGAATTATGTCAAATAGGATAGTTGTTTGTAGTAATCCTGAAGATGACGATTATGTTGGCGAAGAATATAATGCAGACTATTGTAATATTTGCGAATATGACTGGCAGGAACTAAAACAAAAAATACAAAAATACCCTGAGGTTATTTTAAAACACAATGGCAAAAATAAAGATGGTCTTTTCGACCTTATAACTTTCGCTAACTTAATGGGTTTACCTGCCCCTAGCGCACAGAACAGCTTTCACGTAAACACAAATAAAGATCGTAAATTAAATTCAGATGAAGTTTTATATTTAGGTTGTAGTCACACAGCAGGTTCTGGACATAGTAGCCAGGAGACAATGTATACTCATATTCTTTCTAACATGTTAAACAAAAGTGCTAATGTAGATCATCATGCTGGAAAAGGAAACTGGCTTACAGAAGAAAAACTACAAACCTACAATCTAAAAAATGCAACAGTAATTATACAATTTACAGATATTTTTAGATTAAGACTAAACGGATATGATATTCCTGGATATCAGTATAGTAAAAACCAAAGTGCAGTGTTTTCTGATAAAGTTCTTGCAAGTATATTTTTAGAACAAGTTAAAAGAATAGTTAACTTGTTAAGATCTAACAGTGCTAAATTTTGTTTTTTTCATCTGTCACACAACTATCCACAAGAGCGGGAAACTAACAGTATACTTACCACCTATAAAGAATTTGTATATATTCCAGACTTTAACTTAGATACTGCTGATCAAGGACATCATATGGGAGTAATATCTCATACTCACTGGGCAAAACTTATTTACAATAAATTTAATGAGCTATACTAGGGTAGAACTATGTCAGATATAATATGAAGGTGTTATTTAACGACGGAAGCATTTTATCAGACAACTAGACGATTTTTTTAAGCCATATATCTAGTCATAATGCTTAGGCGTTTTTTATTTGCTACCTCATCACAACTGTGCCAACTGTAGGCATCATTCCTTATAATCCAACTGCGATTGATACGGAAATCTATGCTTTTTTTAAACTCTCCTTGAGGAGTATTTAAGTTTGTACCAGTACCACCATATATGTATAACTGCCAAGCAACAGCAATAGCCACACTGTCAACATGGTTACCAACTGCATATCCATGTTCGTCCATGTACAAATGATCCATGGTTTTGCGTTTTCTATAGGGAACATCCAATAATGTGTATACAGCCTGTTGAATGTCTTCGTGATCCATTATATAACGGTAGTAGTCTTGCCAAAATTCTGTGCTAGAGTGTAATTGATACACTACGCGGTGTTGACTGAGTTTTGGTGTGTTTTTTAGCCAATTTTCCTCGGGCCAGTTACCCATGCACTGTTCGTATAACTCAGGGTGTAGAGTATCATCAATAACTACATGCCAGTAGGGTTCCCAGCAAACCTGTGCATTTTTTATCTGATTTATGGTGAAATTCTGGTATTCTTGCCAGTTTATTGTCATAAAAATACTTATCTTTACGGAAATGGTTGACTATATGCTAGTACGTGTTATTATATGTATAGTTAAACAACACGGAGCGAGCAATGAAATATCAAGTTCACCAAGTGCAACTTACAGACGCTGAAGTAGATAAGATCAACGCTGAAGGGCACGATGCTGTAGAGCGTCATGCAATGAAGCTGAAGATGTCCTTTAGCGATGATGCTGGTGGAATTGCTAGCCGCATGTATGGTCAGGGCTTTTATGATCATGTTGCTAACATTACTGCTGATAGCCTCGAGGGTGTGTTCTATACAGGTAACATGGGTCCTGAGGAGAACATCGAGCGTTTGGCGCAGATGAGCAGTGTTAGCGTTGGTGACTTGGTTATTGCTGAGAACGGTGATAAGCATGTAGTTGCTAATACTGGTTTCAAAGAGGTATTTTAATGATCCGTAAAAAACAACCCAAATCCGAAATGGTCATAGACCTCACAGGTCCTGATGGCAATGCGTTTGTGTTAATGGCCACTGCAACAAATTTGGCTAGGCAGTTAGGTCTGGACTCAGATAAAATTGTCAAAGACATGAAGTCAGGCGATTATGAAAATCTGGTTAACGTCTTTGACAGCTACTTTGGTTCATTTGTAATTTTAGAGAGATAGTAAATGGCTTTTAAAATTCGGTTAGGTGGTACGAATGAATTCGTATCTGGGATTGATCCTTACGCTTCTCATTGTGTGCCACCAGGTGAGGTGACATTTGTAGAGGGTTGGGAAAATCCCTCTGCGATAGTCTTTCCCACAATAACTGCGGCCAAGAGGGCTAAGGAAAAAGTGTGGGATATCGAAGGTTTTCACACTACGATTGAATCTTATGACTGAGTACAGTTCAATGGCGGAAGCTAGGGCGGCATTTGTGCGAGAAAGACTTGAATTCCTAGCACAACAAAGACTCCTTCTTATGCAACAAGAAGGCGTTATTGCTGAATCTAGGCGTGAAATTGAACGAGAAATCGTTGAATTAAATGTTGAAGAACTAGATTCTGCGCCGACCTGGAACAAAATTCGATTGTAATTTTAGAAAGATAGTAAATGGCTTTTAATAAACGGTTGACGTACATGTCATATATGTTACTATATGTATAGTTAGTTAGCTTCTTAATTTAAACTGCTATGAGGACCAAGACAAATGAAACGCATCGATAACACCACTGCCTATCCCCTTAAAGACGCAATGGCACTGGCTGTGATGGCTCAGCGCATTAACGACGATTACTTGCCTCGCGATGACATTAAAAAAGACGCCGAGGGCGAATTAATTAGTTGCCGTGTAGCCAACAAAGACCTAATTAAATATGGTCTTGGAATATTAAAGCCTACAAATTCTTTATACCAGTTCTCAGGACAATTTCAGTTTTATACTGATAATGTTGCTGACGATGATGACTTAGAAGTAGCGCAAGAGATTATTAGCTACTATACCGGTCTTATGTTTAAAGCCATTGGTGGCAAAATTAACGAGTTTGAAGAACGTGTACTTGAAATTGTTAAAGCTGATACCGTTACGGCATACGACATTGGCGTTATTGCTAGCTTACCCAAGAGCTACGCTCGTAATGTTACTCGTGAAGCTGTAGAGCAGAAGCAACGTGAACTAAGTGACTCTAGCATGCATATTGGTACAGTAGGGGACACAGTAAACATGGACTTGGAAATTATGCGGTTTAACTTTATCCAGAAGTTAAACTGTTATGTTGTCAATGCTCAATGTGACGGAAATTTAGTAGTATTTTTTACTAGTAACAATGATTTTAATGGCCCTACTAATGTTAAAGTACGTGGCCGTGTAAAACGTCATCAAGTTAGTAGTTATCATGGTGGCAAGGAAACAGTCTTTAACTACGTAAAGGTGACCTAAAATGGATAAGGTCTTCATGTTATTGTTTAGTTTTGTCCTAAACACACCTGAAGGTCCGCGAGACGAGATCTTTCAGGTTTATAGCAAGCATTTTGATACTCAGGAGTCTTGTGAGTCAACTCTAAATAGCTGGAGTTATCTTATCAAAGCTGGCGCAGCGGATAAATTAAATGGTATGTTAAAAAAGGGTTTTGCTGTAGAGCTTAAATCCGTGGTGTGTGCTGTACAGCCTGTACTGCCCAACAAGCCACAGGATGAGCCCAGCACCAAGTACACGCCTAGTAACGTAGGCTAGTAGGGCGTTGCGGGCCCTACGATGAAGTGGCTGTTAACCACAAAAATAACGCACGATGCCAAGTAGGCGAGAAGCAGGGCTTCTCAGAGAACCAAAATATGGCTTGTTGCTCTGGAAGGCAAGGTCTATTGGGAAGAACGGAAGACGACCTCTTGTGGAGTCATTAATAAACAACGGCGCAGAAGCTATGTTGTCCCCGAAGAAAAATAGCCCCTTAGGGGGTTATTTTTTTGACTAATGCCCGCCATTATTAAACTTATCACGTAATTTATTAACAAAGTCCCACAACGAACCTATTTGTTTATTAACAACGTCCACTTCAGCTCTGAGCCTTACTGTCTCAACGTATGTGTCACGTTTTTCTAAGTCGTCTAGGTCTTTACGAAGGTTTTTTACTTCAGATTGTAACTTAACAGCTACAACTATTGCACCAATAAGAAAAAGAATCTGATGCCAGTACTGTGAAATGAGCTCCATCATATAACTATCGATTGACATGTATTCTATATATGCTAATATTAAGTATGGAAAAAATAATTTTAACAGATGTTGATGGTGTATTGCTGAACTGGGAATACGCTTTCGGAACGTGGATGGAAGAACACGGTCATACAATGATCGAGAATGGTAATTTTATCTACAATATTGGAAAACGCTTTGATATAGACAAGAACGAAGCAAGCAAATTAGTTCGTTTTTTTAATGAAAGTGCGACGATTGGTTATTTGCCAGCATTACGTGATTCTCAGCATTACGTAAAGCTACTGGGTAATTTGGGATATAAATTCCATGTTATTACTAGTCTAAGTAAAAATCCCAATGCACAACGATTACGCACTAAAAACCTTGAAAAACTGTTTGGCAACGTTTTTGAAAAGTTTATCTACTTAGACACTGGTGCAGACAAAGATGTTGTTCTAGAGCAATATCGCGACACTGGATTACTTTGGGTAGAAGACAAACCAGCCAATGCTGAAGTTGGCGTTAACATGGGGTTAAAAGCAGTTATAATGGAACACGCCTTCAATTTACATTATGAAGGCGTGGCACCATTTGTTAAGAACTGGGCTGATATTTACACTCTTGTGACAGGCAACCCAGTTAATATTAATATTGATATAGTGTAACTAGCGTTATGCGTACTTAACTGCTTTTCCTGCCATTATTAGCTTCATTGTGCAAGTTACTTGATTTGTAGTAACTCCCATGGTATACCAGCCCTGGCTTGCATCATAAGCGGCTGCAAATGCGTCGCTGTAACCATCACTGTCAGTAGCAACAGTCTGAGCGCCTGACCAATTATAACTATCCTCGGCAGTCCAATCAGAAATTTCAACAGTATCTCCTGATGCCCATGATCCTGGATCGCCGCCATCATGCGTTAATGTTTGACTATAGAACTTGTCGTCATCAGCAGCTTCGTTATATCCAAAGCCAGTCCAGTGGACGTTTCTGTCGCCCTCGCCGTCTACATACAAGTCATTTAGTAGCGTAACTTTAACTTTTGCAGTAACACTTCCATCAGCGTTTGGCTCTTTTGAGCTAGTCCAATCAAATGTAGCAATAGCTGCACTAGTAGGTGTAACTGTATGCTCAGCTACAAGATCTACTTCATCTACTGTAATTTTAACTTTAGCATCTTCAGAACCATATTGATCCTGGTGCAATTTTAGTGCAATTTTATAACTAGCCATTACGGCCTCCTTTAAACATGTTTATATAAATTATTTATCGCCATATATAGACAGCACTTCAGTGACCACAGGATGTCTTTCAATGTCTGTGTTCTGGAACTTAACAAATTGAATATATTGGCTCTGACTATATTTATAATATAAGTTACCAAAATTAATTAAACCATTCTGTGATTCTTGGCGATCAGTTTGCTGAATATCGCCAGTAACTGCCATGCGACTTTCGTCTCCAATTCGTGTTAGTAACATTTTCATCTGATTTGGTGTTGCGTTTTGCATTTCGTCTGCAATAATAAAAGCGTTTTTGAATGTTCGACCACGCATAAAGGCTAGTGGTGAAATCTCAATTACTGACTCGTCTATCATTGTTTTTATTTCTTTTGGTCCATAGTATTCTTGTATTACATCAAAAATAGGCCTGGTCCATGGCTCCATTTTGCTGTTAAGGTCTCCAGGTAGAAAGCCGTGCTTCTCATCGTCCACTCCCACTGCTGGGCGTGTAATCACAATCTTATTAATACTACCATCTTTTAATGCTTTAATTGCGGCTAGTACCGCGAGCATAGTTTTACCAGTTCCGGCTGGTCCTACGCCAAAAACAATTACGTTACTTGGATCAAGTAATTTGGTAATGTATGTTTCTTGGTTAAGATTACGGGGTACAAGAACCACTTTGTTCTTGCGCTGAATATATTCGTTAATATTAATGATATTTTGATTGTCTTGAGTATGTTTAGGCTTGTGTTTTGTCCTTCGACTCATTTACTAGTCCTCCTGTTAGAAAGTCGAGGACAAATACCATTGATTTTACTGAGAGCATCCGCCCTCCTTTCAAAAGTATTTAATACGCCGGTCTAGCCATTATAGCATGCTATTTGAGTTTCTGCTCTGCAAAGCCATAAAAAAGTTTATTAATAAAATCTGTATGGGCAGACTCTGCTGGATGAGTAGTATAAAAAGGATAGCCATTGTCTGCTGCCCATTTAAAGAATCCTGGAAAATGATAGAAATTATTCTGATCCAAACTATCATACAAATTTTGTGTACTCGCGTCCCAGGGGACATTTTGGTTAAATATACATTCATCTACATAGGTAAAAATATATTTTTTATTACGTTGTTTTAACCAGTCTTGAAGATAAACTATCTCTTTAAGAGTACTATACGTCTCCCAGGATTCATTATTACCCACGTGCTTGTAATACATCTCACTAAAGTCTGCTAGACCGGTAGACTGAGCAACTAGCTGTTGTTTCTTATAATGAGAAAAAACACCCTGTGCAAAATTTTGAAATGCCTCTAGTATAACATTTTGATCTCGTTCATGAGTCCATGGTGTTATGCTATACCAAGGACTATCTTTTTCTAGAGTGTTATAGTTAAACTTAAATTCAAAACGTGTAGGGAAACTCCACATAACAGCTACGACATGATCTATGTTACGTTTATCTAAAGAACTTACAGTGTTAATAATATTTCTAGCAATAGCCGGATTACTCCATCCGCCCTGTGCTACACACATGTACTTCATACCCAGTTTATGTGCTAAAAAAGCACTCCAGGTAAGCTCGCTAGGTTGTTGTGTGGTGCAGTCTGCTAGTTCATTACCATAGGTAAAACTATCGCCACCTGCTACTAATACTGTCATTTATTGGTATTGGCCTTGTTAATATAATATGCTACTATTAATAAATATATTTATACAAGAGAATTTACTACATAGTCCAACGATGTATAAATATAACTATATATAGGTGGCACCACTATGGACATTAAAAAAATTGTAGAAAATACCAAGAAGATTTACATGAGCGAGTCTAGTTTAGAACTACTCATGGACTTTGAACGAGTATTAGACGAAGTTGATATGTATGCTTTTAAAAACTGGAAGCGAGGAGAACTTGTTGAAGGGCCAATAAAACACAAACACTGGGTAGAATGCACATTTATGTATCCGAACAAAATGATGCCTGACCCGGACGGTGGAAAAAGACTACTAGGATACAAAGCTATAGTAGAGTACAAAAAAGACAAGTTATCGACTCCAGTTAAGGTAGAAGACTACGGCGACTTCAGGCCTGGCACTAAAAAGCCTAAAATGAAAGAAGATCCAGTTTGGTTGGTAAAAATTAAAATGCCATCAGAACTTGTTAAAGACACCCAAGAAGGATTTGTTGAATTAGAAGGTCGTGATATTGATCTAAGTGAACTTGAAAATGCTTATGACCAAGACTTAAACGACATGACAGCAAATCAGAGTGTCGATCAAACTATGGCACCTGGAGCATAATAATGCAGGTTACAGAAGGTTTAGAATCAAACGATCTACAGGACAGAGTACAGGCTAAAGTTCACTTTGATGAGTTTGCTCCCAAGATGGGCAAAGACGATCAAGTAGTGGTAGTAAGTTTTATGGTTATGGGACAAGATGCTGCTAAAGACTTAGAGAGTTTCCTAGAAAAAGGTTATTCCTGGCTCTTGGATGCAGAAACAAGTGCAGGAGAAAAAGAACCTAGCATGTATCTAGTATTTGTAGAGGCAGAACGCAGAAACTATTTTCCAGAAAAATTTATGAGCCTTATTGGTGATCTAGAAAACATCACAGGAATAAAATCTAAAGACTGGGTCATGAAGTATTACCAGGGAACACGACGTGATCCCAAGTACCAGTTAACTAAACAGAATATGATTACACATATTCCATTAAGTCCAAGAAAATACCGTCAAGCTAAAGCTAGTGAAAGCATGTTAGAAAGCATGCTTAATATTGCTAGAACTCCACGAAAGAAAGGCGACACACATGAACTTAGAGCAACTACAAAAAGATCTAGAGGTTGACGAAGGCGTAGTTTACGCTGTATACAAAGACCATCTAGGTTATCCTACATTTGGCATTGGCCACTTAATACTAGAATCAGATCCAGAATATGGACAAGCAGACGACACGCCAGTAACCGAGGAGCGTGTTACAGAAGCGTTCCAAAGCGACTGCGAAATAGTTTTAAAAGACTGTAATATACTTTATTCAGACTTTGACGAGTTACCAGAAGAAGTACAATTAATTATTGCTAACATGATGTTTAACATGGGTCGTCCAAGACTAAGCAAGTTTAAAGGAATGAAGCGTGGAGTAGACGCAAGGGATTGGAATCAAGCAGCAGATGAAATGGTTGACTCGGGATGGTACAAACAAGTAACTAACCGAGCTGAAAGATTAGTTAAACGGATGCGAGCTCTAGCGTAAATGCTATAAATATGTTTAAGACAACCCAGTCAATAAACGTTATGCAGTGAGTAACATTAGAAAAACAACCATTAGGAGCAAGAATAAATGGCAAATTGGAGAACAGGACACGGTGTTGACCCAGTAGGCACCATTACTGAAACAAATATTGATACTTGGTGGGCAAGTAAAGATCGTACAATCGCACATGGCTGGGACGATGCACATGGCCACATTACAAAGGTTATTAGTCAGGGTATTCCAGCAGGACACTCTGTAAAACATGGGTTAAACGACGCAGGCAACAAATATTACCTCACTATCAGTGGCGATAATATTAATAAAACCTGGGATTAATTATGGGCTTAAAACTCGTTGGAGTAATGATGATTGTTATGGCCGCAATGGCTGGAATTGGATATTGGTATTACACTGATACTCAAAAAACCATGCGTATATTAGTGGCTAATGAAGCAAAAGCTACACAGGCCGCTAAAACAGCGGAAGCCGCTACTAAAGCTATACAGGAAAATCTCCAACGAGTTTCCCAGCAATTACAAGAAGTAAACGAAGATTTTGCAGCAAGTAGAAAAAATAATAACATTCTATCAAAAAAATTAGGCAGACATGATCTAGGAAAACTTGGAGAGAACAAACCAGGACCAGTGCAAAAAATAATTAACAGTGCTAGTATAAAAGTACTACGTTGTTTTGAGCTAGAAAGTGGTGCTAAATTAACGGAGAAAGAGAAAAATGCTAAAACAGGCCAGAAGTTCAACAGTGAGTGTCCTTGGCTTATGCCTAGTCGCACTGCTAATTAGCGGTTGCAGTTCCACTCCTAGAGTACTTGAAATATCCAGTAAACCTGTAGATATGCCTAAGTTAAATCTGCCTCAAGCAGACGTTTTAGATCTCCAACAACGTAAAATAAAATGGCTAATAGTCAATCATGAAAACTTTAAAGACGTTATGGCAAAACTAAAGAAAGACGGACGTCCAGTAACTTTGTTTGCACTTAATGATCAGGGTTATGCAAATCTTGGTCTTACTTTAAGTGACATACGTGCATATATAGAACAACAAAAAACAATTATCCTAGCATATGAAAACTACTATAAAGAAGCTGACAAGGCTGTTAATAAAGCCAACGATCAAATGATAAAAAATAACGACGAATGGAAGAAAACACAGGAAAAAACTGATAGTACTCCAGGGTTTTTGAAAAAGTTATTTAATTAAAATGGCTAGTATAAATGGTGGGACTCAGTTAGGGCTTAATACCGGAACTAACAACTCATGTCGAAATTGCGGACATGGCAGTCATTGTGGTACTAGACTGACTGAAGAAACCAATAATGCATGGGGAAACCGTCTAGGTATGCTAGTTATATGTCAGAGCTGTAGTTGTGATAGTTGTAATAAAAAGAAAGATTAGGATAAGCAATATGAAACAAATTTTAGCAGCAGGGTTAATAGCTATCTTAGTATCGGGATGTGCATTATCAGATGCTATTCCTAGTTTTTGGGATGATAACCAAAGCGCACGTATAGTGGATATGTATGTAAAGTCTACTAATTTAGATTGTAAACAACCACACTTACCTCAGGTTAAGAGCATGAAAGATGACTTACAGTGGTTTGAGCTGTACAGTAAAAGCAAAGGCTGGTTACAACGTGACGTAATTAAATTAATTGCACCTATGCAAAAGACTGTACTAGAATTTTATAAACGTAGCAGTGGTGAAAAGCAGGGCAGTGTAGCATATTGCGAGATTAAGAAAAAATTACTAATTAAGCAGAGCAAAGACAGTGCAAAATCAGTATTAGGAAGGTATGACTTATAATGGATAAAGCAATAGAAGATCTTAAAGCTCTTATGGACGATGGACCAGATTGGGCAAAAGAACGTGCAGGTATTGTATTAGATTTGCACAGTCAACATGAAGCAGGCGATATTTCAGATGATGAATTTGCAGAATTATTAGAAGATCTAATACGTACAGATCAATTAGATGAAGCGAGTGACAATTTAGATATGAAAAATAACTTTGTAACATCCGTAATGGCGTTAAAGAATGTTATTGGTGCAGTGCTGTAACTATTCCTATAAATTTTAATCATAAGTAAAGGTGGCAATCAAGAGTATTGCCACCCTAGTTTTGTGAGTCAGGAGTACTCACAATGAAAGGATACATTATGAAACTAGTAACAGCAATCATCAAGCCCTTCAAGCTGGATGAGGCTAAGGAAGCTCTGGAAGGTATAAACATCTATGGGCTTACAGCTTCTGAAGCAAAAGGGTATGGTAGACAAAAAGGTCACACGGAATTATACCGTGGGGCAGAATACACAATAGATTTCCTCCCAAAAATTAGGTTAGAAATGGCAGTAGCTGACAATCAAGTAGAGTTAGTGATCGAGTGTCTATCCGCAGTTTTGAAAACAGGAAAAATAGGCGATGGTAAAATTTGGACAACACCAATTGATACCATGGTAAGAGTAAGAACAGGAGAAACTGGGGAGAACGCATTATGAGTGAATTACATTATGCCCTAGATACATTTTATTTCTTACTCAGTGGCGTGTTAGTCATGTGGATGGCAGCAGGCTTTACTATGCTAGAAGCTGGCATGGTACGTACAAAAAACGCAAGTGAAATTGTAATGAAGAACTTTGCTTTATATGGAGTAGCATGTATTATGTTCCTCTTTATAGGGTATAACATTATGTATGGCACTCCAGGCGATTTGTTTGTGGGTGGTGACCACAAAGCAGCAACAGCAGATAACTATTATTCAAAATTAAGTGACTTTTTCTTCCAACTAGTATTTGTTGCAACAGCAATGAGTATTGTAAGTGGAGCAGTTGCAGAACGTATGAAGTTGTGGGCGTTCTTAGTTATTGCAGTAGTTGTAACAGGAGTTATCTATCCTATCCAAGGAAGCTGGAGTTGGGGTGGAGGCTGGCTTAGCGATTTTGGATTTAGCGACTTCGCTGGTTCAGGTATTGTGCATATGTTTGGTGGAGCCACTGCATTAGCAGTTGTTTTACAATTGGGTCCACGCAAAGGCAAGTATAGCAAAGACGGAAAGCCACAACCTATAATGGGTAGCAACTTAGTACTAGTAGGATTAGGCACATGGATCCTATGGATGGGTTGGTTTGGTTTTAACGGTGGATCACAGTTAAAATTAAGCACACTTGCTGATGCAAATGCAGTAGCGCAAATATTTGTTAACACAAACCTTGCGGCGGCCGGTGGATTACTGGCAACAATGATTGTTGCAAAAGTACTCACGGGCAAAACAGACTTAACACTTGCACTCAACGGGGCACTTGCTGGTCTTGTTGCTATTACAGCAGACCCACTCAGTGGTAGTGCTATGGTATCAACTATTATTGGTGCTATAGGCGGTGTTATCGTTTACTTTAGTATTATTGGTTTAGATAAGTTAAAGATTGATGACGCAGTGGGTGCTATAAGTGTGCATGGTGTTGTAGGCATATGGGGCGTATTAGCAGTGCCCTTAACAAATGCTGATGCAACAATTCTTGCTCAACTTGCAGGCATTGGTGCTATAGCTGGTTTTACATTTGTAACTACAAGTGTATTTGTTTTTATAGTTAAGAAAACAATGGGAATTCGTGTTAGTGTAAAAGAAGAACACGAAGGATCAGATATAGAAGAATTAGGGGTAACAACATATCCAGAGTTCAAAATGTCGGCTAAATTTTAAGGAAAGAGGGGGTTAAAAGCCCCCTTTTTTTGACTAAATAAAGGAAGGAGCAAGTGATGGATATACCTACGCCGGGCGTGGCGGCATTAGAAATAACTGAATTTCTTTTACCTTATATTGGTATGGTTATGATTGTTATCATAGGATTTATGATAAAGGATTTTGCAACCAAATTGAGTAAAGGTATTGCATTTTCTATGAATAAACAATTTCAAGAAGGCGATCATGTTTTAGTTGATGGCGAAAGGGCTCTTATTGTAAAAATTGGGATAACACAAACAGTATTTGGTGTTACAAAAGATGCTGGTCCGTTAGAAGGTGATTATGTTTGGCGTTATGTTCCTAACGAACGTATTGCATTTCTTAAAATAGAAAAAGTTATATTCGATCATACTCCTACTAGTAACAAACAACATATTAAAGCAAATACTGAAAAAATTGAGGAGTTGAAGAATGGCTTTGGATAAGGAAGGTGTAACCATAGTTGAGGTTGACCGTAGTACCACAGAGGTTGAGCAGACTAGCTGGTACAATCAAGCACATGCAGAAGCAATCGACAAATGGAGAATCTGGCCTCGTTTACTGATCACATTGTATGGCGTTATGTTCTACAGAACAACAGAATGGTTCATGTCTCTACCTGATCCAACTAACGCCCAAAGTGCCTTTATATCTGTTATTGTAGGCGCAGGTGCTGCATGGTTTGGACTATATTGTGGATCTGGCGGCGGTGGCAAAAGCTCAAAAAAATAATTATTTTATTACCTTGATTTTTAGTGTATAATTATATGTATGGATTACTATGAGTTACTCGGGGTAGATCGCCGAGCATCAGCTGACGAAATTAAAATAGCATTTCGCCTTAGGGCAAAGAAGATGCATCCTGACACGGGCGGTGATCCAGAAGAATTTAGACAGATCAGCGAAGCATATGAAATCCTTATGGATGCTAATAAACGAGCGCAATACGATCATAGTATTAATCCTAACACAGGCAATATACACGTTAATATAAATGGCAGACAGCATAATATATTCACTGATATCTTTAATGACATGAATGCCCACTTTGGTGGCCATTCTCAGGGAGACAGTCCATTTGTACAAAAAAGACAGTATACTAGACAAACACGTAACAAAGATTTAAACATTGACTATACTTGTAAGTTAGAAGATACTCTAATAGAGCAGAAAAAAGACGTAAGCGTTAAACATATTAACGGCCAACGTCACTTAGTACAAATTACAATACCAATTGGCGCAAAGCATGGCATAAAGATTAAATATGAAGGACTGGGAGATAGTAGCATATCACACTTGACACCAGGCGATTTATATGTTAATATAAACCATGTTCCAAGTAAATTTAGGGTAGACGATAATAATATATACACCAATCATACAATAGATTGTTTTGACGCTATATTAGGTACTACAGTTCAGATACTAAATTTACAAGGTAAGACATTAAATTTAGTTATACCTCCAGCTACTCAGAGTGGTACTCATTTTAGTTTAAAACAACAAGGATTGTATCAAACAGGCAACGATAAGTTGCGGGGAAACTTAGTTGTTGAGATAAACGTTAAAATCCCGGAAAACTTACGACCAGAACAGTTAAATATTGTAAGGCGGATAAAAGAAGTATAATGCAAAGCAGTAAAAAAATAGATCAACTAATTAACGAATCTCGTAAATTAGCAGCAAGTCATTCTAGTAAGTACATTACTAGTGAGCATGTCTTATTTGTGATGCTCACTGATAATGATCTTGTCAGCACGTTAGATAATTTTGGAATTAATACTCTGCAGTTAATTGAAGAAATACAGGTGTTTGTTTCCAATAAAATTCCTAAGGATTTAGTTGTTGGTGAACATCCTGTAAAAACACATAGTTTAGATAGAATTTTTAATCGTGCATATACTCAGGTCCTGTTCAGTGGCAGAGAAGAATTGCTTATGGTTGATATTTTTTTAAGCCTCATGTCAGAGACTAACACTATGAGCAGTTACTTCTTAATGAAGTATGGAATCGAAAAGGAAGAGTTTGCTAATTATATCCAAAAACATATGATCAAAGATATAGCTAGCAGGGAAGCTAGCAAATATTATGAAAAAGTACTTGCTGAATATTGCGAGGACTTTACGGAGTTAGCCAAGGAAGAAAAGATTGATCCTGCTATTGGCAGAGACGATTTACTAGACGATATTTGCCAAACAATGGCACGCCGTAATAAAAGCAACGTGTTAATGGTAGGTGATCCAGGTGTTGGTAAAACTGCAATTGCAGAAGGATTGGCTATTAAAATTGCCAGTAACACTGTTCCTAAATACTTAAAAGATCATACTGTTTATAACTTAGACATTGGCATACTACTTGCTGGCACACAGTATCGTGGTCAGTTTGAAGAACGTATTAAAGAAGTTATGGAAGCTCTTATTACTAAAGGCAAGTGTTTGCTGTTTATTGACGAAGCACATACTATGAAAGGTGCAGGTACCGGCGGCCAAGGCGGCACAGACTTTGCTAACATGTTAAAGCCTTATCTAGGCCGTGGTAAACTTAAAGTTATTGCAAGTACTACCTGGGAAGAATATAACGAAAGTTTTGAAAAAGACCGTGCGCTAATGAGGCGTTTTTATCGTATTACAGTTGATGAGCCCACGCCAGACCTTGCTAAAAAGATCCTTTCTGGCACTGCCAAATATTATGAAGAGTTTCATAATGCTACTATTTCTCCAGATGCAATAACCAGTGCAGTAGATTTAAGTGTTAGATTTATGACAGACAAGCGTTTACCTGACAAGGCATTTGACTTAATTGATTCAGCTTGTGCTAGACAGCGTAGAATGGAAACCAAAAATCCAAACATTACCAAAGAACTTATCGAACTAGAATGCAGTAAGATGACCAATATTCCCCTGGATCAGTTGTCTGATACTGCTGAAAAAGGCGTAAACATAGAGAGTGCAATTGATAGAATTAAAAGCAAATTGTATGGGCAGGATGTTACTATAGACAAAGTAATGGAAAAAGTTTACGTTAGTAAGGCAGGTTTATCCACAGGCAACTCACCAATTGGAGTGTTCTTGTTTCTTGGACCAACTGGAACTGGTAAAACTGAGCTAGCTAAACAACTTAGCACTAACCTAACCATGGACTTACTGCGCTACGACATGAGCGAGTATCAGGAACGTCACAGTATAGCACGTTTTGTTGGCGCACCTCCAGGATATGTGGGCTATGATGACAGTACACTAGGCGGTGGTTTATTAATACGTGACATTGAACGATCACCAAATAGCGTGATACTTTTTGATGAGATAGAAAAAGCTCATCCAGATGTTACTAATGTTCTACTACAGCTAATGGATGAGGGTTACATTACAGCATCTAACGGCAAACGTGTAGATGCTAGGAACACTATTATTATTATGACCAGCAACTTAGGCGCAAGTGAGATGGAAAAAAACAGCATCGGATTTGGTAGCCTAGAGAAAACTGGTGAAGATGATAAAGCTCTGCAGGAATTCTTCCGTCCTGAGTTTAGAAATCGCATTGATGCAGTGTGCAAGTTTGAAAAGCTCAATAG